AACAATAACAACAATAATAACAACAACACAAACACAAACAATAATATGGATATTAACAACATGCTTGCATCTTTGTTTAATCAGCAGCAGCAAGCCGGATATGACAAAGCAAAACAGGAATGTAACGAACAAATTGCAGCTTTGCAAGCGCAAATAGAAGAACTAAAGAACAAGCGTAACGGAACAATAATTAATGTTACGATAGACGGAAAACAGCATAAAACGGAAACGGAAAACAAAAAAGAAAATTTGGATAAAAAAGCCGTTTCAAATAAAGCGGAGACGAACGATTTATTGGTCGATATGGAAAAGTCTTAAAAAGCATAAAACTTTATTAAAATTATTAATGCGTATCTATCAAGGTGAAGGAGATATATTATTTAATAATGAATCTATTGAAAATATCAACACACAAACTTTAAAAG